CGAACCCGTGCTTTCGCGGGTCTGCGGGTTCACGGAGAAGCAGTCGGCCACAGTGAATACGTCGCCCACCGTGAACGTCAGCGCGTTACCGGCGCTGGCGAGGGTGATGGTCGTCGCACCTTCCGAGGCGTTACCGTTGACCGTGGCACCCGTGGCTGCGCGGGTGCCCGTGGTGTGCAGCTTGATCGACTGCGACATGTTGATCTCGTCGTAGCCGAGGACGCCTTCACCCATCATACCGGCCTTGAACTGGCGCGAGATGGTATCGACGGGGTTGAAGAGGCCCTTCATGCCTTCGACCAGACCAGCGTTGGCGGCCGGATTAACGGTCGCATAGCGGTTCGGCATCATGGCAGCGTACTCGTTCAGCTTCTGCTGGCCCTGGAGCAGGACGAGCGAAGTGGCCGGGGTCGTGCCGGGGGTGCCGACGGACGAGAAGATGCCCTTGTAGGAGTTGGCAACGTCAGCGTCGATGGACGATGCAAGCTGCGAGATACGCGGCTTCAGAACACGATCCGCGAAATCGTCAAGCTGCATGGTCAGTTCGGCCGACGTGAAGTTCACGCCGATGTGCTTCTGGTTGTTGACGGCGAGCGTGGTGAACTGCTCGTTGTCGTCCTGAACCTGAAGGGCGGCACCGTCGGTGACCAGAGCGCGGTCGGGCAGACGGATGCGGAGGGTCGAACCGATCTTGGCGCCTTCGACAGCGAAACTATCATCATCGTTTTGTTCAACGCTGCTCGTTAGGTCAGCGCCCGCTTTCGCAGCCTCAACTCTCGCTGAGGACCAGACTATATCTTCAAACATCCCGCCAAATCCGGCCGCTACGGATCATAGACACCAAAGAGGGTGTAACGCCGTATTTAGCCGCAATTTCCCGGTGCAGACCAATTTCAGAGCGAATACTGCGGACCTGTTCGGCAGACAACTTGCGTCTGCCGTTTTTGTCCCCAAATGCGTGCCGCGATTTTGCGACCATATCCTGCATGTTGTCGTCGTGAGTGCCGACAAACAGGTGCTCAGGGTTTACGCATTTACGGTTATCACAGTGGTGGAGCACAAACCCGGCAACAGCACCGAAAGCAAGCTCGTAAGCTACGCGATGCGCGTAAGCCGTCTTGCCGTCCTTGTGCATTTGTCCGTAGCCGTTAGGCATTATGTGTCCGGTCCATTCGTGACATCCATTTTCGTTTTTTGCAATCTTAGCAAAAAACCGCTCTTCCAATGTCTGCCTCATGCTTGCCCCGCATTTCGAGCCACTTGGCCCTACGCCGTTACCGGCTAGTCGTTGAACCTTCATCGTAGTAACGTAAACTATACGATGCTTGGCTGCTGATTGTCCAATCATTTCGCTTTTCAGACCGTCGCGCTTGCCGTTACCAGCTACGCTGTGGTGCGGAATGCTATAAGGAGTTTCCAGCATTTAACGGGGTTTAACGTCAGCTAGACAAATGTTTACTGACGGTTCACGTTGCGAGTAATCACCAAGTTGTTTTCCAGGATCTCCAGCGCCTTGCGGGTGATCATGTCAATCGTAAGAAGGCTGTTAGCCATGTCTTTGATTTCCTTAAGTTATTTACGACGTTGAGCCTCGTACTTCTTGATCTGGCGCAGCCGTTCCGCTTCGATCCAATCCGACGTTGACATGGCCTTTACAGACCGTGGGTCGGTGGTGTCGTATGCAGGCGCACCAGAGGTGCGGGCCGTGACCGGAGCAATCGGTGCCGGGGCGGTGGAAGTTTTCTTGGCCGGTGGATTGGAGCCGAGATTGGCCTCAATCTTTCCGATTTCCCGTGCCTGCAAGAGCGGTGATAGGCGCGCAATCCGTTCGGCTTCCTTGGGGTTGGAACCGAGGTAATAGATTACATCGGGACCGTTATCCGAAGCCTGAATGGTCTGCGCCATCGTTTCCGTGACGGGTAGCTTGGGGTTGTACGCGACCTGTTCAAAGTCGTCGTACTTGTTCCGCGCTTCCTCTTCACGGTCGTGATAGGCATCAAGCGTAGCCTGGCGTTCAGCCTCTGCGTCGCGCTTCGCCAAGAGTTCCTGGGCTTTGCGTTCGGCAAGGGCGTCGGCGTAGGATGGTGCATCTGCGAAGTCGTCAGCTTTCAGCGGTTCCGTCGGAACGGGCTGGGACTTGGCTTTCTGCGCCTGCTCGCGCTCCCATTTCCGTTGTTCTCTTGCGAGACGTTTGCCGACGATTGCGTCCAGTTCTTCCTGAGTGAAGGTCTTGGATGCTTCCGTTGGCGTCGGTTCCGGCGGTGTATCTGTAACGGCAACAGGTTCAGCCGTGGGGGCCTGTTCCGGCGCGGGCGCACCCGCTAGTTCGTTCTCGTTCATCTAGTCACCTTTCGGTTCCTGGCGTGCCCTGCCAGTAGGGGTTAAACAGTAAGTGTATATGTTACCTATCAAAAGTCAATTGGCGGCTGCACAATCGCCAAACCCAGCCGGCCCAAGGCCACAAAGGGGTCTTGGTCCGTCACGTCAGCGGTGGCGTAGATGGCGTCGATGTCGGCTTGTGTGCAGGGAATTTCCGCCTCAACACACGCATTGTAGACGGCCACGGGGTCACCTGGCTCGGATGAGATCAGGGTCCACACGCCATCTACTTGTTCCCAAACTTGGAACGGCACCATGTAAGCGAACTCTGGCGGGATATAGCCCGTCGAGATGTAATGTGTGGCAGGGTCGTTGCCGGATGCTGACAGAGGCGTAATCCACATATCGGGGCCACCCCCAAACGCAGCGGCAATCGTACGGGCAAGCGGTGCGCCAGCAGCGGCGATGATGAGCGAGCGAAAGATGTCAGCCATCAATATGCCTTTGTCTTTCCGTTGACCCACGCTTCAGTCGAGGCGATCTGTGCGTCAGTGGACTGAGCGCCGCGAACGATGAGCGAGTAGAGGCGTCCGTTGTAGGGGAGAGAAGCGTTGTTGCGGCGGCCAATGTAGAGCGGATAGTTGCCGTAATTGCCTGTGCCTTGGTCAACAGATGAGGTGGCGGCTTGAGTGCCATTGACGCGGAGCGTTGCTACGTCTCCAGATATGTTTCCGAGGCCCGTAAGGACGGCTGTGTTTGGAGCAAGGATTGTCCCAGATTTCACTGGGACTAACGGGTTCACGTTGCCTCTAGATTTCCAAGAATAGTTACCACTTGCTCCTGTGTCTTCAGGCAACGCAAAATAGAATGCGCCATCGTTGGTGGCAACAGTTGCGCTAAGTTCTGCAAAAATCCCCGCCGCTGCATCACTCAGCTTCCTTGCCCCCGCGAACACGCTCATCTTGTCCGTGGCGCTGAAGTCCACGCTCGCCGTAGCAAGGCTGTCATCCGTGCCGTCAAACTTGAGGTACAGCGGGAAGCCACTGGTGTCGTAGTCCGTGGCGGCTGCAACGCGCTGGTAGGCGGGGATGCCTACGCCATCGTTGGTGACGCGGAGGTCTGCGCCCCAGATGTAGATGCCAGAGTTCAACGTCCCTGCGTAGCTTACAGAAAGGTTATTTCCAAGCGAGGGGTTTACAATCGCATACCAAGTTGTCGCAGTTGATGTTCCCGTAATAGAGCAGCGATACCAACCATTTCCGACATATGTTGATGCCGCTGTAAAACCAGAAGCAACCGTACCCGGCACTCCGGTTCCATCAGCAGCAAGATTGAACCATGTTGGCGTGGCTGATCCGGTAGAAAAATAAATGGTCGCCCATGTACGTTCAGCAGCTTTTAGATATACGCTAAACGTATGCTGTGCCGCCGCTACGGAAACGCCTTGTAAGACATAATGCTCTGCGGTCGTTGCGGTTTCTTGAAGTTTGTCGGCAGTGTAACCGCCCAGCGGATCAGTGGTCGCCGTGACATTGCCCATGCCCGTGGTGACAAGGCTACCCTTCGTCCAAGCAGCATTATCGAACTGCTCACTATACGTCAGCAGGTTCACCCTAGCACTCAGCACGGGGCGGGAGGCGGAGGTGGACTGCGAGGCGTGGTTGCCGGGGAGTTCACGGACGGAGATGTTGTCGCATAGAATGTATGTCCCAACCCCGCCAACGCTCCCATACGGCCAAAACACGACGCTGCCACTGGTCGTTGCTTCCCAAATGACCGTGTGCGAACCAAAAGAGTTCGGCGTAATTGCCGTACCAGACCAAAACGAGCCTACAAACAGCCGTGCAATTTTTGACGTGCCGTCCGAGATCGTCGTAAAGGCAACTCTGTACGATTTGCCTGCCACAACAGACACAAGTTGCCCAAAGTAGGCCGCGTCAGCTGAGGTTGATATAACTTTTATTTGCCCATCGATAACTGAAAAAGTTGATGTTGGGCCAACAGTCCACCCCGTTGTGCCGCTGCTGAAGTCACCATTCGTGACCAACTCGCTGCCCAGCGCCAGACCCTTGCTCTTGTCGAGGATCAGGCCAACAGGCTGCTCAACCGCCGTGACAGGTGTTACCCCAGTGCTTTCTTGGAACATCGTGCTGAAGTCAGACGGGTCGTACCACGCGCCCTGCTCACCGCCCGCAAATAAGGATGCAGGAGAAAACTGACCGGCCGACAGCATCATCACGCCGTAGCTGGGCTGGTAATAGTCCAGATACCGCTTGATGCGGTCGCCGCCATCAAAGCCAGCAGGCGAACGGATCATGCGTAATACGACACGTTAAGCGTTGCGGATGAGGCTTGCTGGATGAAACGGACGGCCTTGAGGTCGCCGTCGTAGGACAGCGACACGCCCGTGGCCAGCGGCATACCGACCGACGCGGTGGGCGCCGTGCCGTCATCGCGCCAGCGCACAGCCTGCGTTTCCGCAACGATCAGCGCTAGCGTCGCGCCGGTAGGCACAGTGAGCGCGGTGGATGCCGACAAGCTGGTGATTTGCTGGTAACCCAAACAGTTTGTGGTTGATTTCAAGCCCATAACGATTTCCTTATGCGAGGAACTTCAACTTATAGATTGTGGTATAGTACAATCCGACAATTTCGTCGATGACGTTCTGAAGCGGCGTACACTCCCGGTCAACCACGTCGTACCGGGTCTTCTCGATCTGTTCTGCCTGCGTCTCAAGAAACGTCAGGACATTGTTGGACTTGTCCGCCGACATCAGCGCAATCGGTCCGATCAGGCCGTACTTGCCCTGATACATCTCGGCAAACTTGTCCGCCAGATCGATGATTTCATCATAGAACCCGCCGAGAGCCTGATGCTTGGCAAAAGACCGCGTGTTGAGGTGCGCCGAGTGCGTCACATCGCGGGCCAGAAACAGCATGCCTATGAACTTGTCGCAGTTACTCATTCCATTGGTCCCATCTGTTCTTCCTGCATGACGCCACGCTGTTCATCCATCTGCGGCATCATCGGGCGGCTGCCAGAGATGTCGCCCGTCTCGACCGCCGCAGCGATGGTGCCCATGACGATGTCCTGGATCTGCTCGGTGGACATGCCGGCCGACGTGGCCGCAATGCGCTTGGTTTCGGCCTCGTACGCCTTGATGCGCAGTTCCTGCGCGTCCATCGACGACTGCACGTTGTTGAGCAGGCCCATCGCCTGCTCAAGCTGCTGCGATACCGCCTCGACCTGCTGCTCGGCCGCCTGCAATTCGGGC